CGTCCGAGAGACGCAGGAGCATCTTCGCGTAGATCGGGAAGCCAGCAGCGACCGTGAAGCCGGCGATGGGATCCTGTAGGAAGGTGGAGTCCGCAGCGCCCGCCGAGGTTGTCAGGAGCAGCAGGCCTCCGTCGCCGGCGACCAGTGCCTCTGTCGGCGTCGTGCCCACCCTGGTGATGGTCCAGTTCGCCGCCGTGAAATATTCAAAGTCGTCGAACAGTGTGTGGTAATACGAGGGGTCAATCTGCCCCATCATATTCGTGGCATCGAGCCCGCTGCTGGAATTGAGACCGTTAGAAAACCGACTTGGTGCGCCCATGATAACTCCTAGTTACGTTCTTGCGAACGGGATTGCTCCCGTAACTGGTGGAAACGCCACCACGTCGCAGGCTAAGCCCTTGCTACTAATCCGCGCGGATTATTGGTTGATAACACGCGCGGACCACCGACAAGGACTCAGCTCTTACGGCCCATTACTGCCGTAGATCCCCCGAGCATCCGTGCACCCGACACTCAGCCGCATGTAGCTCGCGGCCTTGGCGTTCTTGGTGTCAAAATCGTTATCCTGGTCGAACATCGGCTCGTCCCGCCAGAAGAACGTCATCCCGTTCGGCGCATTGGTCCTGATGAACCAGGCGTGCGGGGATAGGAAGTAGTGACACATCTTGATCCCCTCCGGAAACGCGTTCGTCGCTTTCAGCACATTGATCGCGTTGTTGGCGTTGTGGGATTGCAGCACGGAATTGAGGATCCGATTAGCGTTGTACCACTCCTGGCGCGAGATGTGCAGCGACCTGGGCATGATGTTGATCAGCAGGCCCGTGTCGTTCTGCGCTCCCATGATCTGAATGGTAAGGTCCTCCAGCGAGGCCTCCGCCAAATCAGCCGCCGGACTCAGCGCATTGCTGAACGTCCCCCCAGTCGCGTTGACGTGCGCCGTAGACACCAAGCTCGCTCCGTCGCCCATCGTGAAGAAGGCTGTGGAGAAGGCGTTGTTGTAGGGGAAGGCCGCGACGTTCTCCACCGTCTGGTTCATCGAGAACGCGTTAGCCTCCGCTCGCCGCGTAGCAACCTCTTTGTACTGGTTGTCGCGCAGCTCCTCGAACGTCACAATATACCCCAGCGCATATGCGATATGCGAATAGGTGTTCACGACGCCCTGCAACTCGCCCTCGTAGCTGACCGGAGCACCCTGACCCTTCACCGGCGCCAGGCCGAAAGGAGTCACCTGCACGCCCTGCTCGTACGCCTTGTCCGAGGTCTTGATGTCGTAGAGATCCGTGTACTCCTTCACATGCTCGTCGTAGACCTGGCCCCAGGTCGTATAGATCCCGGGCCACAGAAGTTTCGGGTGACTACCCGTATTGATTACACCGCCTGCCATGTTCGATTCTCCTTAGACGCCCAGGGCGCCGGTGCCCGAGCCAAGCTCGTGGACGTTGATTTTCACGAGATGCTTGGCGAAGGCGCCAAACGCGTTGTCCTGCTTGCGGACCAAGCCCATGAGCCGCAGCTGGATTGTCGCCGTCACTACGGGAGTAAAGGCGGTCACGGAGGCCAGGTTCCAGCCCGAGACGAAGCCGCTGTTAGCGCCAGCGACAGCCTGGGTATTGAGGCCAATTTCCGTCGCCGCGATCTGCGTAGCGCCCGAAGCCTCCTGGATCGAGAACAGCACGTTCGGGTCATCGACGACCATAGCGTACCAGTCCTTCGTCTGCGCTGCCGCCGGACGGTAGGTAATGTCGAGACCCGCCGGATTGGCGATCAGCCCCTCTGCAGTCCCTATACCGACGATCACGCCCCGCAGGGCGCCGGTGACAGCTCCCAGCACAATCCCTGGAACGCCGTTAACGTCCGAGGTGCCGCTGGAGATAACTGGGTCTCCGATTGCCAGCGCGGTAGCATACGCCGCCGCGATGGAGTATAGGCGCGCCTGGCCGTTCCAGGGGGCGCCGTTCAAGTACTGAGTGGGAGTAAATCCACTCGGCTTGTTCGTATTTGCCATAAGAATCTCCGTTGAAGAAGCGAGTTACCGCTTGGATTTGAAAAAGTCAGGAATCGCCGAGCGCTTAGGATCCACATAGCGGTGTTGGGCATCGCCAGGCTTATCCTGCTCCGCCCCAACCATCCCGCCCATAAGGGAATCGCGCACCTTCGTATTCCTCTGCTCGACCAGCTTCTGGTCTTCATCCCACCACTCGCTCCTGATTTTCATCAGGATCAGGCGGACGGGCTGTCCATCCTTCCCTACCTCTTGTCCGGAGACAATACTTACTCGAGAACCCATGTCTGTGTTTCCCGAAACGGCTGAGTCGCCGCCGATGGAAACGTTGTTGATCTGCATCTCCCTCTCGTCCACAAACTCGTAGCCGCCGTCCAGGGCGCGCTGAATCCGATCGGGGCTGCCCGTGAACCAATGCAGGTGAAATCCCGGCATGTCGGCAACCTCCAGCTTCTGCACTGGAACCGACATGGGGATGCGCTTGCGCTGTTCTGCAGCGCGGGTAGCGGGACTGAGTACCTGCATTTCATTCTCCAAAATAAAGTTCAGCGAACCGCGCACGCCAGTCGGCGGCGGTCTTGTATTTCTTTCCCTCTCCTACGAAGCGGCGAGCGTCAGCATCACAGGCCGCTTTCGCATCCGCGGGGAGGGCGGCGTAGCCTTTTCCACTGCTCGAAGGGGAGCTTCCGCCGCGGGCACTCTCCACTTTATCGCCGCGCGGACCCTGTTCACCCAGTTCCTTCGCCACCTCCGCACCCACCTTGTCGTAGAAGGAGCGACCCACATCGGTATGGCCAGCGTCGCGGAGTTCCTGGGCGATGCCCAAGGCCAGCGCAGTTTTGCGCTTGTTGGTCCCAAACCAGGGGTTGGCCTCGTTCCACTCCTTGAGATCCGGCGGGATTGCCACAGGGGGAGGCAGAGGGACCTCCTTCGCCTTCGGCGGCGGCACCGCTACGTTCAGCTGTGTCAGCTGGTCCGTCAGCTCCGCCACACCCTCATGATCCCCCGCCTCGGAGGCTGCACTCAGCTGCGCCTTCACCTGCCTCCGCGCATTCTCCACCGCCTTCTGCGTCTCGACCGAGTGCCGCTCCTCGATCTGATCAATTGCCAGCTGCGCAGCCTTCAGCGCCGCCTCGGTCTTAGCCGTCTCCGCGCGGAGGCCCGTAACCTCCGCCTGCAGCCGCTTGTTATGCTCCCTCACTATCGGGAGGACAGTCTCCCCCCTCTCGATATAGAGGTCTGCATCGACGAAGCGGGCAGGATCGCCGCGGAATCGACTCGGCGGTATCCAGCCGATCTTCTCCGCCTGCGCCTGCACCTCAGGCGATTGGAGGGACTCCACCAGTGGTTCCATTGTTTCACTCATCTCAGCTCTCCTCGTGTGTAATCGCGCAAAAGATGTCTCGGTCGTTGACCAGGCGATAGGTCTTCCCGTCCTTCGGCCCCGTAGCCATCAGGCCGGCGAACTTCGTGACGAGAACCTTATCTCCCACCTGCGCGCGAGGAGAGGGCTCATCGTGCCAGGCATTCGGCCCAATCGCTATCACCCTGGCCCGAAGATCCACCATCGACAGCCGTCCCTGCACCGAGTCCGGCAGCACGATCAGTGCTCCCTTCCGCTCCGGCTCATACGGCTCAATCAGCACCGCCACGCCCCGAGGTTCCAACCCACTCTCATTTCTCATCCGATTCTCCTGTAAATTGCTCGTAGTTCAACTCTTGCACAAAAGCGTAAGCCCTGCACGTGCCGATGTTGCCGACACTCACCAGGGCCATAGCACCCGCATCGTAGTCAGTGAAGGACCCGGCCTCCCACTGCCTCCGCAGCTCCTCCCTCTTCTGTTCCAGCAGCCGCATCACCGCAAGGGTAACGGGGTGCTTGGTCCACTCTTGAAAATCTTCCTCAGTAATCATTTCTCCACCACTTTCTTCGCGAGCTGGTGGTCCGACTGCAGCTTGGCCATGGCAAGCAGCTGGTCAACCCGCGTGTTAATGTGATCGTTCTCGGCCTTTACCCGCGAAAGCTCCGCGTTGATGATAGCGACCTGCGCGTAGGCCTGCTCGTTCTGTGCATTCGCGGCGGCCTCCTGCGCATTCGCCATCAGTTCGAGGATCTTCGCATTGTTCATACGCTGCTCCTCCTGCAGCGCGATGACGAACTTCTGCATGTCGGCTTGGAGGGTCTTGTCCTGCTCGGCCAAGCGGCCTTGGATCTTCGTCTCCTCGATGACGAGCTTAGGATCCTTAGCCGGCGGCTGCCCGGCGGTTCCAGGGAAGACCTCAGGAATCCCCTCCACCCGCAGCGCCTTGAGGAACCGCACCTCCACCGCATCCTTGTTGTAGCCAGGGGTGGAAGCCGCCGCCTGCTTCAGCGCACCCGCGATCTGCAGCCGCATAGCCTCACTCGTAACCGAGGGGTCGGCTACAGGGCATACCTGCTCCGCCGCGCCCTGATAGTCCGCTCGCGTAGCACCGCCGACCTGTGGTCGATCCAGCGGCAGGAACATCCCGTTGAGCTTGAAGAGCTTCTCGAACTCCGCCTTCGACGACCGCCAGACTCTCTTAAAGATCGCGGTGTAGATCTTCTGCCCCATCTCCACCATCGTCTGGGTGGTCTGAGCGGGCGTGTTCTGCCCGGGGTTCTCCCCGACCATAATATCTGTAGTCCCACTCACCCGCGAGGTGTAGTTGATTAGGAGGGTGAGGAGCTGAAACAGTACGTCCGAAGGCGCATTCACCGGGAGAGGGAAGATCGACTTCCTCAGATCATCTCCCGTCGAATCAACCCGCTTCCACTCAAACGGCGCCACGGTGTAGATGCCGCCACGAATCTTAGCGCCACGACCCAGGAATCCCCCACCCGTAGTCTGCATAGTTCCTGCGTCGAGGAGCATATTGACCAGGGAGTTAACCGCCTCGTTCAGCGGCCCTAGGAACACTCCAAACCCGATGTCGTAGATGCCGCCATCAGGACTCGGGATGAAGGTTTTCTTGGTAAAGTACTCCATCGCCGCGATGCGAATGATCTTCCCCCTATTCGGCCCCATAGCCACCCGCTCAATGTCAGATTCTCGATCAAATCGCGTAACGATTCGCGCTACCCACTTCGACACCGACTCGAAGGTAATGATGTAGGGCTCGGCGTAGCCGTCGCCGTCCAGATCCATGTTGCAGTGCTGTTCGAGGAAGATTAGATCCGTAGTCTCGTCCGGCCTCGGCGGATTGCGGCCCTGCCGCTTGTCCTCATGCGCCTGCCGCGCGGAGCTGATCGGAGCCGGACTCGCCTGATACCAGGCCTCGTTCAGGCAGTCTCGAAACACCCCGCGCA